ATTATGAGATGTCTTTTTCCTCATAACAGCTAGGTATGATGCTCTGATTATGTCGTTAAGAAATGCAACTGTTTTCATGATATTGTTTCATTTTCAATTTCTTCTAACACGTCATCAATTGAAAGTATTGGAGATTCATCATTATCAATTATTTCTTCAAGCACATCATCAATTGTTTCTTCTTCTGGATCTAAATCAAGTATGTTTGAAAATACTTCATGCACTTTCAACTGGTCTTCCATCCATGTTGAAGGATGCGAATCTTTTAAAGAAAGTGTTATGTGGTTATACAATGCCCATGCTGAATCAATGTCAACTTTGTAGTCAAAAGAAGGTTTACTCATTTCTTTCTTTACAGTGTTTAACTGCATTGTATTTAGTATCTCATTTCTGAAAAACAACTCACCAATAATATCATGCTGAGCTGTAGTTGAAAGTAAGATTTCTTTCATTGAGTCTTTGTGTTCTACTAAAGAATCCCAGTACTCACCAGCGTTATTAATGTAATCACTGATGATACCTTCAGCTAAGAGATCTGCTGCGCCTTTATGCACACGTTTAAATTTGCCAAACTTGCTGTTATTCAGCATCATACCATTCATACATACCTTTACAAGACCACCTAGATTAAATCTAAATGCCAATTGCTTGTTGTATGAGTTGGTAAAATTAGCAGCCAACTCAATGTCTGGATCTGCTTTGTAGTTCATTCTTAATGCGCCAAGAGCTATTTGCCCATCATTGGTACATCTGTAGTCTTCTCCTGTAATAATAAATCCTGCGTTAGTAATTTCACTTCTCACACGATTGATCACACTTGCATGTGAGATAGGAGTGTAAGTATCTGTTTTCTCTGGCAATGCAGTAGATAAGATTTTTGCATAGGCATCCATGCCACTTACTGTTCTTTTCATAACTCTAATTTTAATTGTTGATATAAATTTGTAGGAATAACTTCAGAATGAGATTCTATCTTTTTGATCTCATCATAGATTTTGTCAAGATAGTACTTCTCATTAATGTTATAATCTTCCCAAGGTTTTGTTTCTGCCTTGTTGAATATAGTCTGAAGTATTGGGCCACTTTCTAATTGTATCTGCCTTCCATCAGGATGACATTTAATAATCTTTGTACCTGTTTTAGACACAAAGTATCTGACAAGTTTTTGAAGTTTACGCTCATAATATTCACCAGCGTTTACTCCTTTTTCAATAAAATACCAGTCACCTTTTATTTTGGAACCAGTACAATAGTCAAATATGTTTCTGTTGCTTTTAAGATAATCTTTAGGATCAATACCATTTACAAAATACTCATACCATGCTTTTGGTACTACAAGATTAGACTTATTCTTGTGCAAAGGAAGTTCTTCAAATTCAAATCTACCTTTACATTTTGTTTTACCATCAGCATATATAGCAATGTAATTGTTCACATCACCAATAATCATCTTTTTATACTCAACAGATTCAAGTTGCAGTTGCGTTAAATCTTCCCACTCTTTACAAATCTCAAAGAACAATGCCTCATCTTTTTCATCTACTTCAAATTCTAAACCATCTGTATTTTGCATAAGAGGTTTAGAGTTAGGAATACGTGTTGTTATCATCTCATACAGCATAGATAAAAGCAACTGACCATTTACTGTAATTCTGAATGTTAGTTCAGGGTCATACAGAAATGAATATTTGCTCTTGCTCAGACCATATGTTGAATTCAACACAATCTTGAATAGATAATTCAAAGGGTTAGACTTTGGATATGTTTTTCTTTCTTCAAAGAACCATTCATATAGTTCACAGAAATCTTCTTTTGGTATTTGTGATGGAGACCACTTGTTTTTAATAGCCAAGTTTGGATAATAACTTGTTACATCTACGCTAAGTATCTTTCTACCAGGTCCAGGAACATATATTCCAGACTTAATACAACCATGAATGCCACCTAATGCATAGTCAGTAGGTACACCTTTATGATTCATTCTATACTTTGGACCTTTCTTTTTGATTTCATCTTCACTAGCATCAAGTATAGTGGTATCTACAACAAGATTTTTAAACCAGTTATGTACACCATTAAATTCAGGAGTTTCAAACTTTACACAAGGTAGGATAATGTCGCGTATAACAACATTCTTGCGGTAGGTTCGCATGTCTCTGATAATCTTTTTGTCAATACCTAACTTCTGAGAAAGAAAGTGAAGAAATATCTCTTTAGAAATTTTAGGTTCACTAGCAGAATAAAGATTTACATTGTAAGTTTCACTAAGTTTGGCTCTCAAGTTAATCTGCGAAACCATAACTTTTGTACCCTTAGAATCTTTCATGGTAAAGATTGCCTTTGTTGACTTAACGTCATTAATACAGTAGTTAACTACCATATCCAAAGTGTCTTTATCCACTACTCTTTCATAATGTGGATGAGGCATCTCTTCTACGTTATGCCAATCAAGTCCAAACTGTGTCCACTTTAAGGATGTACGTTTTGCGTTACTATCCCAGTGATTTAGTTTGAATATATCAACACACCTAATTGAAAGTTTGAATTCTGGGTAATCAAGAAACTCTTTTCTGTCAGATTTGCCTATGACATATTGTGCATATTCATACAATCTGTACGCAAGAGCTTCCCCATCAGCACGCGAGTCCATAAACTCTTCAGTGTTTGCTAATACAAACTCAGTTATTTGAGCATCAAACGCAAGATTGTTATAACCAAAATGCCAATCACCAGCTTTCTTTGATTCAATGAGAAACTTAACAAATTCTGCAGCATCATTTTGGTGTTTGTCAATAATAAATACTTTTCTATCATCAGAATCATATCCTTCAAACACAGCAACAAAACAATTGACAATGGTCTCGTAGTCCATTACCCAGAATTCTCTACCTCTCATTACTTTTTCTCTTTTGATTTTTTGATTTCTTCTACTTTTTCTTCTGTAAGAGGATATGTTCCTAGTTCAAAAGATGAATGCAATACATCAGAAAACAATGGAGAGTTTGCGTTAATAGCAAATGTTTGAACAAATTTCACAATGTCGTTGATATCTTCAAGATAATACTCGTAGTACGCAGGAATAATTACGCGTTGCTCTTGCCATCCTTGTTTACCATCAGCACGTTTAGCAGGAATTAAGTCACCACGATCATTTAAACGAGGCATCATCATTGGTTTGTCTTTGTTATCTTTTGAGATAACTGCCAACACTTTTTGTTCTGGATCAAAGATTGCCTCATTGAAAGGACAGTCATTGGAAATTGACATTAATCTGAATGAAGGTTTTTCATTCCATTTTGCTGAATAAATCATCATGCTTTGCATATACTAAAAATTAAAAGGTTACAATTTAAACGTTTCTTTTTCCTGATTGTATTTGTCACAAAGCTCACCAACTTCTTGGAGCATTTGCACATCAACATGTAGTATTTCTGCATATTGCTTGAAATACTTCTTTGGAAAAATAAAAGACTCAACATATACCCACTCTGGTGTGTGTATGCCATAATAGTCAGATAAATGCCTCTTGGCATTCTGTGAGAACTTGGAATATCTACCTTGTAAAAACAGGTCATAATCATTGCCCACTGGATTCATGTCAAATATATATGCTACTTTGCCATCGCAAAGTGGTACAACATAATCTAACATGCTGTGTGTCATCAGTTTGTTTTTCTCAAAATTCAACCACTGATCTGTATCCTCTTTCTGATAAACACAAACTAACTTGCGTTCAACATTAGGAAACTCCTCTGGCCAATGAAGATAAACTTGCACTGGCCTAGGGTCTCTTGTTCGCTTGAAACCAAGCATAGGATACAAAAAGGTGTAAGATTTTTGAAAGTATTGTTTATACATTTCTTTGATCATATCACCAATTCATTATTGTTAGCAATAAACTTGTAAGGTAACTCAAAGTTCTTTGTTTCAAAGTGGAACTTAGCCTCATCAAGTATTTTGTCAGTTTCTTCTTCCCACTTGGAAAGAGTTTCATCAGAAATTCTGATAGGAGCAATCTGCATAAATGGATCAACAACTAAGAATCTAAATACAATCTTGTATCCAAAATACTTAGGTTGAGAAGTATACACATGCTCTACTAATTTCTTGTAAATTGCAGCTTGCATCCAGTACTTAAAGTATTCAATGCTCTCAGGAAATTGTGAAATGCTTTTACCTGTTTTCTTTAGGTCATTTACACGAATCTCTTTTGCAGCATGATCAATTACAAGATTGTCAACAATACCACGCAAACCAAAATGTGGATTGTCTGCGAATTTAACCAGCTGAATCTCATTGTGTTTTTCAACAGGTGAGAAAGAATCTGCAAAGAATCCCATTACATCCATAACTGAAACAGTTGATGTGATTTTTTCTACTACAGATTTGCAAAAGTTATAGGTGTCATCATCAATAACAACACGTCCTTCTGCTTTCTTCAAATATTCCCAATACGCAACATGCTTTGGGATAATCATTTTATCAATTCTTTGACCATCTGTTTTAAGAGACTGGTAAAGATTTATATCTTTTAGAACATCTAGTATAGCACCAGCAAATTCTTCAAGGTTTTCACGCGTATCACCTTCTTTCTTTAATTCTTTATAATGATTGAAAATTGTGTGTAACACATTGCGTGGATTGTCACTTGGTAAGTCATCAACGCTTACAACAAACTGAGTATCAAAGTCTTCTGGCTTTAATAACAAACAATGAATGAGAGAACCCTCAATCATATTTTTGTCCATAACGTCTTCTTTTTGTCCTAATACATAGTGTTTATAAAATGCTGCTGGACTGAATGCTAGTTTACTTAAACCAGAGTAAGACATTAAAAAGTCTTTGTCAAAAAATTCTTGCTCCTTCTGAATACGCTCAGAAAGAGTCACTTCTGCTACAAATTTTCCCATAATTTTTATTGATTACAATTTTCCATATCTGATGGAAAGTACTTACCCATGATGTTACCATTGTAACTATTGGCAGTCAACACATCATTTTTTATTTGATGCGCTATCTCACAGTATCCAAGATACTTTTTTGAACAGCACACTTCAAGAATCTCACGTTTAAAATACTCTGGACCTGCAATTTCAAGTTCAAATTTTAACTCTTCACATGATCCATAATAAGATTTCCAGTTTGATTCTTTTACTACACGCTTAAAAGTTTTTCTTGTCTTTGTCTGCGTTTTCTCTCTATTAGAGATTTTTGTCTTTCTCTCACTGTATAGACTTTTTTTACCTATGTAAAATCTTCCAGTAACTGTGTTGGTAATTTTGTAAACAAATC